CATGCGTTATCACCCCACAAACTTGCAAAAGTTCCTATCATTTCAATTAAATCTGTTTTTTCTTGCTCATTTAATAATTTTTGGTTATACGAAAACTCTAATGCCATAAGACCAATAGCGTGTTTTCTTCCCAAAGCATTTTCAACTTTTGAAAAATTAAAAGATGCGTTATCCCTATAATCTTGCCACAGTGCGTTTAAAGCTGATTGTTCAGCATTATATTCATTTTGTACGTTTATTCTATTTGTTTCATTTTGAGTTGCAGTATTAGCCGTATTAACTTCTCTTCTCCATGTCACATTTGATTGATCAATAGCAAATTTAGCAGATGCATTAAATTTTTCTCTAGAGTCTTGTATTTGTGCATTAAGTTGTAGCATAGCATTTTCTTCTGAAATATTAAACTGTCTCATTGCTGCAATTCTGTTAGCGTTGGCCGCTTCAACTTGTGATCCTAATTGAGCAAAATATTCTTCTACTTGTATTTGATTTTTTGCATTAAACTGTCTTGTAGCATTTTCAGACGCTGCATCTCTAAATGCAGATTGAACCATTGCTTGATAACTTAATGAATTAGCTTTTTGTTGGTTGTCTAAATTTTTAGTATCAATAGCTAAAAAATTTCTAGCATTATGCACAGCCGCTGTTAATCGTGCATTTAAATTTGCTGTGTCCATTGCCGCCACAGTTGCCGCATTTCTCAAAGCTGTTTGTTGTCTATTACTTAAATTTTGTAATTGTATGCGTTGGTACGCTTGTGCATCTGTTGTTGCAATGGCGACTCCAGATTCCATAACAGCTTGTATCATAGCAGACCCTGCCATAGATGATGCTCCCATTCCTCTTGAGTTCATTATTGCTGTTATTTTTCGTACTTGGGGAGAAGCCCACGGTGGTAATGGTTTACCTTCTTCAAAGCTACTCATTAGATCAGATAACTGATAACGTACTGTAGCTTTTGGATCTAATTCTTCTGTTGCGGCTTCAGCCAATGCCCCTTCTGATAACTTTCCCTGAACATTATTTATAACATACGAAGGACCTTTTGAAAAGGCGGCTGATGCATCTCCTAAATCTCCTACTTTTTGTGTGCCAATGTCTAAAGGTAAATCGGCAGGAGCTTTTGGTACATTAACATTAAGTCCAGAAGTATCTGCCGTGTTTGCAGTTACATTAGATGTGCCTGATAAAAGTTTTCCAGAATCACCTAAATTTGTTCCTGCTGCGTTTGGATCTATTTTAGTTGAAGTTACAAGGGGTACTGTCTGTGTTCCAGCTAATATGTCTGAACTTGTTTGTTTTGGATCTGCGAATGATGATTTACTTTGGTTAAACTGAGCTTCAGTCATAGGAGCAGTACCCTGTTCATTCATAGCGGCTACGTAATCAGCGTAAGTTTCGTATTGTTCCATAGTTATTTACCTATTAGTATCTTATCTAGTTTATCTTCTAATCTTTGCAACGCATCCATTACAGTGTGCATGTCCTCTTTAACATCATCACGCTTTGCATATTCTTCACGAGTTTTATTCAACAATATATCTAGTCGTTTCATCTCTGCAAGCACACTGCGAAACATCCATATAGCAGGTGCTATAATAAGTGTAAGAACTCCATTCCAAAATAGTATAGGGCTTATTTCCATAATTTAACTCTGTGTTAACATATCGTTGTATACTGTAGTATCACTTGTATTTTGACTTCTAAGATAATTAGTATTTGTTCTTATTTGAACTTGCGTAGAACCACCAGTGCCACCACAAGTAAGAGTTATTGTCGCTGACGTATTTGTGTGTGTCAGTTCAAATAATCTATTGCGTGGGTTTATACCAGTATCTTCATTAATAAGAACATTACTTCCAATACTTTGAGCAACTCCTGTATGGCTTTTTAAACTTATTCCTGTTCCAGATATATTAAGAAAACTAGTTCCACCAGTACCCCCAACACCAGTTACATTTGCGTTAAGCGTATAAATACCTGCATGAGATAACGTAAAAGAACAAGTAACTGATCCAGTATAACTTCCTATATATTGATTTGATTGCACTGTAATTATTTGACAGTAATTACTTGTAGTTCCTGCATCAAGATAAGCAGCTAAATCAGCATAATTTCCACCATACCAACTTAAATACGCTGTGGGTGTAGCACCACTATTTGCTGCAATACCTCTACCATGTGACCCACTAGTGCTTCCAGTTATGCTACCTGCTGTTGGGTTTACAATTCTGTAACCACCATAGTAGTCTGTTAAATCAATTGATCCACTTGTTGGTATACTAGAGTTTGCTTCTGTATCTAATGATGGAACAACACCACCATATGAATACAGTTGATGTGGATTATTGTTACCTGCACTCATATAACTAGCACCACTTTGTATGCTACCACTTGTACTACCAACAGTGCTTCCTTTTCCCACTGTTGCCGAACCATATGTAGTAGGGTTGGGAATATTGCTTTCACCCTTGTGAAGGTTAGTCATACTTATTGAACCACTTTGTCCGTAAAAATCACGAACATCTGTTAGGTTTATTGCACCACTAGTCGCTAGAGCCATGACACTTACAGCCTTGTTTATGTTCGTCTATTTCTTTTTTTAAATCTTTTATTGCTTCTATAAGAACTCCAACCATGTTGCCGTATGCTACAGATTTGTATTCATTATCTACAACAACTTCTGGTAATATTTTTTCTACTTCTTGTGCAATTACACCTGTGCCTTTTTCAGCTTGCATTGTATAAGTTACACCACGCATACTCATAACTTTATATAGAGCATTGTCTATTGTTTGTATGTCAGACTTTAATCTTTCATCTGAAGTTGCAGTGACTTCTGTTGCTGAAACTGTGCCACTAACTGTAAAAGTACTACCATCATATGTTAATCCAGACTCCACTGTCATTGCAGAAGTTCCGTTACCTGTAAGTAGTTTATTTGCTGTAATACTACTCACTCCTGTTCCACCATTGGCAACAGGTAAAACTCCTGTAACATCCGATGTAAGATCAGTAGTTGTGCTTACAGTTGCAAAAGATAACGTGCCAGAACCATTCGTTTTTAAGAATTGACCATTACTACCATCTGATGAGGGTAAAGTAAACGTTGCACCACCACTAGCTTTTACAGTTCCAGTGTGCAACCCTGTTGTGTTACCTTCTAAATTTGCTACGAGTGTTCCTGTAGTTCCACTAAATACTTCAGAACTATTTGTTGCCGCAGTTAAAAGAGTAAACTTAGCTTCACTGTCATCATACCCAAAGAAACCTACTCTAGCTGATCCATCATTGTATTTAAACTCAATACCTCTATCTTTATTATCATCACTAGCGTTTGCCCCTAAAGTAATAATAGGATCAGCAATTGTTGTTACAGTGCTGTCTATTTGTGTTGTTGTGCCACTGACTGTAAGATTGCCCCCTATAGTAACATTACGACCAAATGATGCATCTCCTGCTTCAGACATATCCAATGTTAAAGCAGTTACTTCAGATCCTCCATCGTTGCCTTTAAAGACCATATCTTTGTCAGATACAAGAGATTTAACCGTTAGGTTTGAACTATCCATACTGACATGACCGATGTTTGTACTACCATTTTTAAATATTACTTCATCGCCATCAGCATCAAGAATAATGTCTCCTGCTGTATCTAGTGTCATATCACCAGAGGATAAAGCTATTGTCGTACCATCAATATTAAAATCATCAACGTTTATACCAGAATTTATAGTAAGTGCAGTGCCAAAAGTTATTCCTGTTCCAAGTGTAATTTGTGCTGTTTCTGTTCCTGCAACTATATTACTAAATATAACTTCACTGTCTTCAGTTCCGTTACTTACATCTTTGACTTGTGTTGTTATTTTTGCAATGTTTCTAGAAGTGCCTGTGTCACTGTCAGCCTTAAACAATATTGAACCACCAAAATCATTATCGGCAGGTGAAGCTGAGTCTCTTTCAATAATAACAACAGGACCTGCACTAGTTCCTGCTTCAGTGCTTTGAAGATGTAGAAGATTACCTGCAGTTACAGATGATAATTTTAAACCAGTATCAGCTACATGAGTAAGAACAATATCACTGTCTGTTCCAAAATTTATAATAGCACCATCTGATCCCATAGTAAGATCATCACCAATTGTTGCATCAGTTCCAACTGTCAAAGTTGCAGATATGTCTACTCCTGAACTAGCATCGATATTTACAGTAGGAGAAGTTAAGTGTATCTCACCATCGGCAACAAGATCTAAATGATTGTCTGCACCAGAATGTATGTATATGTCACTATTTCTAAATATGGCTTTTGCTGTCGTCACAAATGTTGTATCTGCCCCTACGTTATCAACAAAAATATTATCAAATTTATTACCTGACTTACCTAAATCTAAACTACCTGCTGACGGATAAAATGAACCACTGTCTGTTAAAAATTGTTGGCTAGGTCCTATCTTTTCAATAGCTCCACCCTCACCTGCAGTTCCATCATGTGAGTGTCCACCTGTGCCAAATGCGGCAAGTATGGCATCAAACTCACCATCAAGGTCAGCCGCATTAATAACGTTGCCATCTGCTATATTATTAGAACTATCATTTCTACTATCGTAAGCTGTACCCATTACCTTCTCCCATACTGACCATACTCTAGTGATATAGCATCAAATGAATATGGTGGGTTATTTGATTCCGAATTAAATTGTAAAGACACTATGTATCCTGATCCCTTTGTTTGTTTTGTAAATACTGATTTCAATGTTGCTCCACTAAATACAGCAGTGCCATATGTGCTTGCTGAATCTCCATATAAAAATGTACCTGTTGTTCCTGCAGTATTTGCAACATTAATTGTATTAGGTTCTATAACTCCTGTTTCAGACAAATCAAATTTTAAATTAAAATCAACATCTAGTGATCCTTGAGGGTCTGTATATATTATAGCCTTATATATCGTTTTACGCAAGCGTGGATCTGAAATAGGAAAGTATGGAGTAGAAAAGTTTGCAACTATATCTGTGCCATCAAAATCATTTCCTGATTCCATTTTATAAATAAGTCCATTTGTATGCCCAAAAACAATAAGCTCAACACCTTGACGTAAACTAGAATGTGCAACCTTTGCCTGTATACCAGAAGTTTCAGCCCAATTAAACTGCACACCTCCTTGACCTAATATTTGTGTACCTATAAAACCTTTTGCCGACTCTGTTGTAACACTATTAGAAAATCCAAATATTCTATATTGTGTTTTTGATCCTATAGTAATACTAGAGAACTCTGTATGTGTCTGTACAAAATCTTCTACACGATCCTGTATAACTTTTGATATAGACAATAAATTAAAGTCTCCAACTTTTTCTGTACCTGATATAGTTCTTAAACCATCCTGTGCAAGAAAAACAACATCTCCTGCAACTTCTTGTACAGTATCACCTTCTACACATCCTATATCACTAGCTATAGGACTTAATTGAAAGTCAGCTGCACTTGATCCAACAAGTCTAAATATTTTATTTTCACAAAATATAATTAACTGATCACGAAATGTTATAAGACTTGTTATTGTGCCACCAACACGAATCATTCCTGCACCATTAGCAGGATCAAAATCATCATCTTCATATGGTGCAGAAAATACAAGTTTGTCACCATTGCCGAGCATCATGTGATTTTTAAATACAGCAACATGTCCTGCACCATCTATATCACTTGTTCCGTTGCTAGACGTTAGTTTTGATAAGTCTCCTGCTGTTGTGCCTTTTAATAATAAAGGAAATCCTTTACCATCTACAATTATGAGATCTTCATCACCATCAAAATTATAATTTATAAATCTAACTTTTGTTGCATTTGCTCCTAACTCTATAGACGTAGATAAATCAACGTGAGATCCACTTCCTGAAGGAACAAGATACAAATGAGGATTACCAGATGATTGTCCTCTTGCAACAACAACCTGTCCTCTAAACTGTACAAGCCCTAATAAACCACCAGTTCCTGTTACAGTATTTGTGTTAAATTTTGTAAACCCTTCTATGCGTCTGTATCCTCCCTCTATAGATGGTTCAAAGTTTGTTAGAACTCGTGCTGATCCGGGGGCTGCCGCTCCATGCTGTAAAGGAGATAAGTTTGTAATCAAACCCCCTTTAAACTCTAATGGATACGTTTGCAACCTATCAGGCATTATACAGCCCTTATGTAGATATTTTCATTAACTAACACTTTTCTCATATAATCCATGCCATCTTTAAATTTTTTAAATGCAAGTTGTGCTGACTCTATATTATCTCTAAACATATATGTGTAATACATAGCACCATCTACAATAACATACTTAAATCTCTCTGGTACACGTGGTACTTCATCATCTGTAAGAAGATCTTCTGTCCATTTAAAATATTCGTAACGTATCTTGTAGGCTTTATCTGGCATGGGAACAATTCCAAATTCAGCGTTTTGACCTCTAAAAACTCTTTCTGGAACTGCCCCCTTTGTAGTATCTGTTTCATCTTCTTGATCAACAAAATTATCTAAGTATTCACTGTATGTTATGTGTTCAAGTCTTCTTGCTTCTCCTACATCTAAACTTGTATCTCTTTTAACTCTAAAACTTTTGTAATCAATAAACTTTGCTTCATCTGGTATAGCATAACGTGTTGTTCCTGCTACAAGTGTTACTTCTATTTGACTGTGATTATAGGGCCAGTATTCGTGATACAAGTTTATATCTCTTATTGCAGCGTTTACTGAGTCTTTTATTTGCCCATAAAATCCTGCAGCCGATGCAAAATTACTTGTTGTAAGTTCTTCTTCGTTAAGTCTCTTACAAACTGTATTTACAATATCTAAAAAATTATAAGCCATTATACTCTTTCCTTAACGTTCAGATGAATAACTCGTTTTGTAACGATTGCTGCATTTGTTTGTGCTGAACTTGACGTTGTTATTTCACATACAAACCTATATTCTTTGTTGGCAACTCCACCACTAAGCACAAGTGTTGCTGTTGTAGTAGTGTTTACGATGTTCTCAACAGTTATTCCTAATGCTGTTGCAACAACTGCTCCAGATT